CTTGGCATTGATACGCAGGGCGATCTGCTCTACGACTATCAGGTGCCGATTGCTGATCAGGTGCTTTACGCCAAGACCGCAAGCGACGTCGAGCGTGTTGCAGCTTCTGGAACTGTTACCTATGAGCCTGTCTGCACTTGGGTGACTGCCGCGCAGGTCATGTCTTATCTTGGCATCACGATTGCAAACCCGTCTGACGATTACACGTTGCTCACGCAATCCGTGTCGGCTGGATGCCAGTTTGCATTTCGCAGGAGGCAGGAGTCAGGCTATATTGACTCTTTAACGACCTCTCCTGGCGGTGACGCAACATTGGGCACTCTGATGTATTGCGCCGCTCTATGGCGCTCCAGAGGGTCAATAGAGGCAACCTACGCCACGTTTGACGGCATGGGTTCAGCACCACAGCAAAGCCTGACCCCGATCGTTAAGCAGCTCTTAGGTATCCCTCGTCCAGCGGTCGCCTAATGGCATACACAGACTTGTTTAACGAGGCCATTGACGATGTCACGGCAACGCTTACCGCGGTAACAGGTTTGCGCGTAGTAAACGATTCAACAAAAATCGGACCTAATTGCGTGTTCCTTGATGCCCCTAGTTTTGACACATTTGCCGGCAACGGCAACATTGTCCGCATGGAATTCCCAATTAAGGTAATCGGCTCAGGCCCAGCAGGGTTGCCGATACTTCGATCAATTCTCGGCATCGTGGCAACCGTTCTTAGCTCACCAATCATTGTTATGGCTGGCCGTCCTGGCAGCCTTGAGATTGGTGGCGCGCTTTACCCTTGCTATGACCTTGACTGCGCAATACAGGCACAAAAAGCATGAGCTTTGTGATCGCATCCGAAAAGGTCGGCAAGATCGGTGAACCATACACGCCAAAAGACGGCATAAACGTTGACGCACTTTTGGCAGGCGGTTTCATCATAGAAGCATCAACCACAGAAGCAGAAAAACCTGCTAAAACTAAACCTAAGAAAGCATCCAAGGAGTAACCATGGCAACTAGCACCTATCTCTCAAACCCAGTCGTAACTGTGAACAGCGTTGACCTCAGCGATCAATGCACCGGCGCAACTGTCAACATCAACGTTGATCAGCTCGAAGCAACCTCATTTGGAGACACCGCTCGCAAATACGTTGCAGGCCTTGGCTCAAGTTCAGTCACACTTGACTTCTACGCAAGTTTTGCAGCAACCGAAACATGGGCAACTTTGAACTCGCTTGTTGGCACCAGCACGACCGTAGTTGTACAACCAGCAACTGGAACCGAATCAGCAACAAATCCAAAGATGACCCTCACGGGCACATTCTTGGCCACGTTGCCAGTTGTCAACTCGCTTGGTGCTCTTGGCACAATTAGCGTTACGTTCAACGGCGGCGTTTACTCAACAGACGTCACCCCATAATCTGACCGCGCACCGGTCCGACACGAAAGCGAGACAAGATGAAACTGCACCTTAAAGTGACAGAAGAAGGTAAAGACCCATACGAAGTGACGACCAACCTCGTCACACTTGTTGCATGGGAAAGGCGCTTCAAACGCAAAGCATCAGACATGGCAAACGGCATTGGTGTTGAAGACCTTGCGTTTTTAGCGTGGGAAGCATCAAAGCAAGCAAAGATTGTTGTGCCAGGAGAGTTTGACAAATACATTGCCAAGCTTGAATCGGTAGAAGTGATTGCAGAGGAACTGGAAAACCCTACCCACGCGGAACTCACAGAAGGCTCCTAGCAGAACTGCTAGTTGCCATTTCGTGGGCTCCGCGCTTTTACGAGGAAGAGTTTGACACCGCCGACTTACTTACTGTCACTACTGTGTTAGAGGAGAAGAACAGGAACAAGTGACATGGCGAAAACAGGTATTCAGGTTTATGGGGTTAAAGAAGACCTCAAAAGGCTGAACAAACTTGCCCCAGATTTGCGTAAGCAAATACTGCAAGATGCCAAAGCCATCGTTGAGCCTGTCGTTCGCACAGCTGCAGGCGCTTACCCTGACCGATACCTGTCTGGCATGTCTCGAGCCTGGACTCAAGGCACAGCCAAAAAGTTTCCTTACGACAAAACAAAAGCCGTCAAAGGAATACAAGTCAAAGTTGACACGCGCAAAAAATCACAGTCAACAATTACAATCATTCAGAAAAACCCTGCAGCAACAATCATTGATATGGCAGGCAAAAAGGGCGGCAAAACCCCAGCAGGCAAAAACATGATCGCTGGATTAACAATGCATTTTGGTGGGCCTAGTCGAGTGATGTGGCCGTCCTACGATGTAAACGCTGATCAAGTAAACCAAAACATGGTGGAACTCGTTGACACGATCACAGACCAAATCAACGTGGCGTTAAGCAGGAGCAACCTCTAATGGCTATTCGCATTCCCATCATCACAGAACTTGACCCAAAGGGACTTGAAAAAACTTTTGAGCAGTTTAAAAAATTAGAGACCAATTCCCAAAAAGCGGCGTTTGCTGTCAACAAAGCATTCTTGCCGGCTACGGCGGCGCTTGCTGCTTTGGGTGCTGGTTTGGTTATTACGGCAAAGGCGGCTGCGGCTGATCAGGCTGCACAGGCTCAACTTGCACGTCAGTTGCGGGCAACGACTGGTGCAACTGATGAACAGATTAAAGCCAATGAAGAATTTGTTAGTTCTTTGTCTATGGCGGCGGCGGTGGCAGATGATGAACTGCGTCCAGCGCTCGCCAGCCTGGTCCGTGGTACGGGTGATCTAGCAACGGCACAGGATGCGCTGAAAACCGTACTTGACGTAAGTGCGGCGACTGGTAAGTCAGTTCAAGAGGTAGCGGACGCGGTCAGCAAAGCGTATGGCGGAAATACAAAAGCGATTAAGGCTTTGTCACCAGAGTTGTTTTCGCTTATTAAAGACGGCGCAAGTGTTGATGAGGTAATGAAGTCACTTGCCAATACGTTTGGCGGGTCGGCAACAACTGCTGCAAACTCCGCTGAGGGTCAGTTCAAAAAGTTTGGCATTGCCATGGACGAATTAAAAGAGTCCATCGGAACTGCTTTGCTACCAATAGCAACAAAATTTATTGGCTTTTTAACCGACCTTGCAAATTGGGCATCCAAAAACACCTACTTGATTGTAGGGATTGGAACCGCCATTGGTTTAATTGCTACAGCCGTGATTGGAGTAAACGCCGCATTTAAGATTTATCGAGCCGCTGCGCTTTTAACTCAGGGCGTAAACTTCTTGCTGGCGACATCATTTACCGCCGTTCAGGTCTCTACGGTTGTAGGAATTGCAACCGCTGTTGCCGCCGCCGCCGCGCTTGCCGTATACGTCACAAAAATTAAAGGCATTCAAGCACAGCTTGGAGCGCCAACAGAACAAGGTTTCATTGGCCCACAGTTGACGCAAGAACAATATGACGCAATGGACAAAGCGTTCAAAGCAACACAAAAACTTGGTGGCGGTGTTGACACCATGAAACAAAAGATTGAAGCCGCAAGAAAAGAACTTGCCGACCAATTTTCTAAAGCATTGGATTTTGCTACAGACAAACTTGAAAAAGCCCGAAAAGCCTATGAAGATTTTGCAGGCACAGTTTCAAGTTCTTTAACAGGAGAATTTTCTGTTTCTGATGCTGCAAACGCAGCCAAAGAAGCTGGCACAAGCATTCTTGATCAGCTCAACCAGCAAGCCGCTGGAGCCAAACAATTCGGCAAACAAGTTGAGCAACTGCTCAGCCTGGGCATATCCGAAAACGCTTTAAAGCGCGTCCTAGAGGCTGGACAAGAGGCTGGTAGCGCAATTGCCACAGAACTCATCCAAGGCGGCTCAGAAGCCATTACAGGCCCCAATGGCATTAACCAGTTAGTAAGCGACCTGAACTTTGTTGCTGATGCCCTTGGCATTTTGGCAGCTGATCAGTTTTATGCGTCAGGTGTCAAACAGGGTGAAGCATTGGTACAAGGCATCTCAGACGCTATTGCCAAGGCTCAACTAAAACTTAAAAACCCGAACCTGAAATTGGCAGACCTTAAAGGCATTGGGGCGGCATTCTCGAGCACCGTGGCAAACCTGAATCAAGGCCCGCAAGCCTCACCATCGTTCACAGGCGACACGTCAGGCATAATGGCAAACCGTAACAGCAACTACACCGTCAACGTCACAGGCGGACTTGCCACAAGCGCCGAGATCGGTGAAAGCGTTGTTAACGCATTGCGCGCATACTCACGCTCCGCAGGTCCGCTACAGATACCGGTTGCATAATGCCAGGCACCGCCGTTATTGACTCTGGCAACTATTCACTAAACATTGCCACAGGATTTCAAGTAGACGCGTTTGTCTTAGATGATGCACTCAAAGGAGTCCTAGACAACACGTCCTATGTGCTTGACGGCACCACAGAATTTGCTGACGTCATGTCATCAACCACAAACGCCGTTGTGCGCCGTGGACGCCGTGACGTTGGCGACCAATTCAGCGCTGGAACAATGGCATTTACCATCCAAGACGTGGACGGCATTTTCAACCCGTTTGATCAAAACAGCCCGTATTACGACACCGCCGAATCCAAGCCTGGGCTTGCCCCATTGCGCGAAGTACAGCTCATCCGTTACGACTCCACCAATGACCCAGAATTTTTGTTTAGCGGATATGTCGTCAATTACGACTACAACTTTGCGCTAGGCGGTCTGGACACCGTGACGGTGTATTGCGCTGACCAGTTCTATCTTCTAGCCCAAACCTATTTAGACGCATTGAACCCATCGTCAGAAACATCAGGTCAACGCATAGAAACAGTCCTTGACCTGCCAGAAGTTGACTTCCCTGTTTTAGCTCGAGACATCGCCACAGGCACCGTCAACCTTGGCCACGATGCTGCTTATAACGTGCCGGCAGGAACTAGCGCGCTGGGCTACATAACCCAGATCAACGAAACAGCCGAGTTCGGGCGAGTGTTTATGTCTAGGGCAGGCGTGTTCACATTCCAAGAACGCATCGGCACCACGTTAAGCGCGCCATTAGCCGAGTTTAAGGACGATGGCACAGGGTACAAGTTTGATGGCGTTGGCATCAGTTTTGAGGCTGACTCCGTTATCAATCGATCGGTCGTTACAGGCCTGGACGGTGACACATACACGGCCACAGACCCCACGTCAATTGCCACATATTTTATTCAAACGGCAAGCATTACAAACAGCCTGTTGCATGATGCTGGCGAGATTCAGACCGCAGCCGAGTACCTTCTAAACCCAGAACCCGAGGCGCGTTACACATCAGTAGAAACCAAATTCCTAATGCTGACCACAGGGCAAAAGGACACGCTTGCCACCGTGGACATAGGCGACACGATTAGCATTGAAAAGACGTTCCCTAGCGGTGCCGGCACAACCCAACTGGCGCAAGAGCTGTCAATTGAGGGCATCGAGCATTATCTGGATTTCAGTACGGGCCACAGGGTGCTGTACTCCACAGCCCCAACAACGATCGTTTACGAGCTAATACTTAACGATGCGGTGTATGGCACCATTGACACAACAAATGTTTTAGGATAGGAGCACCATGCCAGTTACCACGTACACAGCCGGCCAAGTTTTGACTGCCGCTTCGCTTAACAACAACTTTTCTGCAGTAAGCCCGCAATTTGCCACGTTTAACGAAACACAAGCAAACGGTACGGATGGCGGCGCGTCTATTGCAACAACCTGGACAACAAGGGTTATTAACACCACGGTTGTCAACGCAATTACTGGCGCATCATTAGCAACTAACCAAGTTACGTTGCCATCTGGCACCTATGTTGTGACCGCATTCAGCCCGTTTCGTAACACTAACTTGACAAAAATTAGACTATACAACGTCACGGATGCGTCAATTACGGCAATAGGTCAAAATACAAACATGGACAGCGGCGGTTCGGTTGGCGGTGTTGCCACTTTGCAAGCACAATTTACAATTGCAGCATCAAAGGCTTTTGCCGTTCAGTATTATTGCCAAACTGCCACAGCATCGTTTGGTTTGGGTCGCGCGGTCAGCGCAAGCACATCAGAAATTTACACATCAATTCAGATACAGAAAATCGCGTAATGGCAACACAAGCAGAAATCAACATGCAAGTCGGCAACGCTACTCGAGCATTATCACCAGATGATGCTTGTTTCAGATATAACGAACCAGCTGACGGATATGACTGCGTTGAATGGCTTGATAATCGCTATGAGCAACCAGCAAAAACCCCGACAATGGCAAAAGCGACAGAATTGGCAAACAACCCTTTGCCTAGCGCATGAAATGGCGTTATTTACTCGGATACACGTTACTGATTGCAGTTGTCGTTTGGGGTTGTAGTGGTTGCACAATTAGTAAAAGCAATACAACGTACCAATGCTTCACGAAACAGGCCTGTGAATAAAACGCCAGAACAACATCACGCAGGTCTAATTGTGTTTGTTGGTCGAATCATGGCCGCCTGTTTTGCGTTCACGATCATTGCATTTATCTACGGCATCCTGTTTGTTGACCAGCCAATGGAACAAGCACCAACAGACGCTCAGATCATTGACCTGCTCTCGACTCTTTGCGTATTCCTTACAGGCACATTGTCAGGCCTTGTTGCCGGCAACGGACTAAAATCTAAACCAAAGGAGCCAACACATGAAAGCAAGTGACAAAGCTTTGTTCGCCTCATACGGTCGCTCGGTTATTGCAGCGGTTATTGCGGTGTATTCGACAGGTAGCGCCGACCCAACCGACTTTGTTAAAGCAGCGGTCGCCGCACTTGTGCCAGTACTCATCCGCTACGTGAACCCAAAAGACTTGGCATTTGGTCGTGGCAATCGCCAAAGCTAAAGCAGGCGTCCCAAACGCTCGCGACTACATCGGCAACGCTGACGGTCCATCCGCTGGCCCACGTGCCGGCATGAACGAATGGATTAAACAGGCAATTCATCATTCGAATGGCGCGGTTTGGAACAACGGTTCTTGGGGTCAGCGTGATATGCGCGGCAAGCCAGGTTCTTTGTCGGTTCATGCAACTGGCAGAGCTGTTGATCTGTCCTATCGCAAAACCGAAAGACAACCAAAAGCAAGCCGCTTAAACGCGCTGTCATTCATTGACGTGGTCGTGGCCAATGCAAACGAACTTGGTGTGCAATGTATTTTGGATTACTTCCCAGAACCACAGGGTCGAGCATGGCGTTGCGATCGCTACGCATGGCAAAAATACACGAAGCCAACTATCCACGGCGCACCCGGTGGCGACTGGTTCCACATTGAGATAACACCTCAGGCCGCGGACTCGGTGATCTGGGTAAAAGCCGCATTTTTAAAGGTGTTTGGGGAAATCCCACCTAAGGCTTGATCTATGTTCTAGGGTCGGAGTACCGACAAAAGGACAGGCA